TGAGACAAGCGCCAGAGTAATCCCAACCATGCCGTCCTCGTCTTCCCCAGTTTCCTCCCACTCGACGCGGTTCATGTAGTCCTCCTCAACTGGGTTCACTTGGCCAAACTACATCCTCTAAGCTTAATAACGGACCTTGAATCGTAGATGGCAGATCACGAAGCGCTTGCCGGTAAACCATCCACTCTGAACGCTGGGCCTCGGACAACGGAGAGTCAGCCACGATCCGCCAGTCACAAGCCGCAAGCTTTGCATCACGAAGCACGCGCAGCTCAGCCATGTTCTGCTCATTCGCAGCTTCAGGGTCCGTTTCTCTTGGGATAAGGGACAGCGTGCCAAGGTCCACGGTCCAATCCGGCGGGTACAACTCTTCATCAATCGGCAGAAAACCAATCTCATCAGACACCGGAGGCGCATCTTTGCTGGACTGCTTACGCAGTCCAAGCGCGTGCCCCGTGGTCAGGTCGTACTTGAGATATATCATCGCTGTATACCAAGTAGGATGATGTACGCCTCGTAGAGCGGCGAGTTATATGCGCTCCACTCCATGTAGTACGTGTAGGTACCGGCTGCCTTAGAGCGCCGGATAGCGCCGCCCATAAAGCCACCCGTGCTAAGAGCGCGAGGCGTACCGCCCATTTGGAAGATGGTAGTAGTATCTTCTTTGATGCGGATGAGCATATCCCCAGCGCCGCTGGACTGACCTAGGAACCGCACTCCCCAAAGCACGAGCACTTCAGTAGTAAGAGTCAGCGTAATCTGAGGATTAGGCAGACCGTTTAGGTAGGTACGAACCGTTGGCCAAGATGAAGCGATGTACCCGCTATAGGTATCCGCGACCGGCACGATGACCGATTCGCCAGCAAGCTGCAGCGTATCAATCTGCGCGTTACCAATCTTAGCGCCAGTGATCGTAGCATCCAGAATTTTAGCGTTTGTAATTGCTCCATTCTGGATCTTAGCGTTCGTAATCTGCGCGTCTTGAATCTTGGCTGCCGTAATCTGCGCGTCTTGAATCTTGGCTGTGGTGATACTTGCGTCAGCAATCTTGCCGTTATCAATCGCTGCCTGGCCAATCTTTGCATTGGCAATAGCGCCGTTACGAATAAACGCGTCGGTAATATATACGCCAGCGGGCGCTGATACGCCGTTAACAGTTTGCGCAGTAGTCTGCACAATAAAGGGAACGGTAGGCGTGCCGTTATCCGTTGACGTTTTAAGCAGCGCAAAACGATCAACGTTGACGATAAACTCGCTAAGAATTTGCCCCGAGTCATTCGCCGTGGATGCTAGACCGTAGCCAGCTACTGCGCCGTTATTATCAATTTTAACTACGTACTTAGCTTCAAGACCGTCGATAGACGTTGCCTGCGTTTGAATAGACGCAGAGTTATTTCCAACGGTCGTATTAAGGGTGCTGATATCAGACACAGCAGCACTGAGCGTTGTTCCTTGGGAACTAACCGTGGACGACAGAGTGCTAAGCGCTGACGCCGTTGCAGCAACACCGGTGGTCGGGTTATTTACCGTGTTTTCTAGGGCAGTTATATCACTGCTATTAGCACTAATACTTGTACCCTGACTGCTAACTGTAGTTGACAGGTTAGTAATAGCCGCAGAATTAGCAGCAACACCCGTGCTCGGGTCGTTAACGGTGTTCTCAAGCGAGACAATGTCGCTAGCGTTTACGGCTATGGTATTTTCAGCCGTAGTAACACGCGTAGTCAGCGCACTTAAGGCTGTTGAAGTCGTACTAATATCAGTATTAGCTGCTGCTAATCCAGATTGAAGACTGGTTATATTACTGGCGTTAGAAGTAATGCTGCCTTCAGCGGAAGTAACACGAGTATCTAACGCGCTAACAGCGTTAGCGTTAGTCGATATGTTCGTGTTCGCCGTAGCTAGACCGCTGGTTAAAGACGTAACGCTAGCCGACAGAGATGAAATATCGCTGTCGTTACTTTGGACCGCTGTAGTTAAAGTAGAGAGCCCCGATGCGGTAGCGGCTACGCCGGTCGAAGGATCATTAACGGTATTTTCTAACGCCGTAATATCCGACGCATTAGTAGTAATAGACCCCTCTGCAGACGTCAGGCGGGTATCCAGCCCAGAAACAGCGGTGACCGTAGCCGCAACGCCAGTTGTCGGGTTGTTAACGGTGTTCTCTAGAGCGGTAATGTCCGAAGAATTAGTGCTAATCGTACCTTCAGCCGTAGTGACGCGAGTGTCCAGCGACGACAAAGCGGTAGCAGTGGCGGCTACCCCTGTCGACGGGTCGTTGACTGTGTTTTCTAAGGCTGTGATATCTGTTGCGTTGCTCGTTATCGAGCCTTCAGCAGACGTTAGCCGTGTATCGAGCCCACTAACCGCCGTTACGGTAGCAGCTAACCCTGTGGACGGGTCGTTGACCGAGTTCTCAAGGGCCGTGATATCCGATGCGTTAGTGGTAATTGACCCTTCGGCCGTCGTTACCCGCGTGTCCAGCGACGAAACCGCCGTAGCCGTAGCTGCAACGCCCGTGGTCGGATCGTTAACGGTATTCTCAAGCGCCGTGATATCGGAGGCGTTGGTCGTAATTGACCCTTCAGCAGCAGTAACACGGGTATCCAACCCAGATACCGCCGTTACCGTAGCCGCTAGCCCCGTGGTCGGATCATTTACGGAGTTCTCAAGGGCCGTTATGTCAGAGGCGTTAGTGGTAATTGAGCCTTCTGCGGTGGTGACTCGGGTATCGAGCGCTGATAAAGCGGTAGCCGTCGCTGCTACCCCCGTAGATGCGTCGTTTACCGTGCTCTCAAGCGCGGTAATGTCCGATGCATTAGACGTAATTGACCCTTCAGCAGACGTCAGGCGCGTGTCTAAACCGCTGACAGCAGTAACGGTAGCGGCTAACCCCGTACTCGGGTCATTTACGGAGTTCTCAAGCGCCGTAATGTCAGAGGCGTTAGTAGTAATCGACCCCTCGGCGGCGGTGACGCGTGTGTCCAAACCGCTGACAGCAGTAACGGTAGCGGCTAACCCGGTCGATGCATCGTTTACCGTATTTTCCAACGCCGTAATATCGGTTGCGTTGGTGGTAATTGAACCTTCGGCAGTGGTCACCCGTGTATCAAGGGACGACAGTGCGCTTGCCGTTGCCGTAACGCCAGTAGACGTATCGTTCACCGTCACTTCCAGCGCTGCGATAGCCTGAGCTGCCGCAGACGTACTGCTTGAATTGACGTAGTTGATCTGCTGAATGTCAGAAGTGTTGTTACCTACCGCGTCACCAAGGCTAGTGTAGTCGCCGATCAGCTCCCAGTTACTATTAGACGTAGTCGGCTCAGAGTTGCTGTTAGCCGCAAGAGCCTTCCACAGTTTGTTGTTATGGGTAACAAGATCGTCAATCGCGTAGCTGGTGACACTGTCCCAAGCGTCGATGGCGTTCAGATCATCGATTTGAGCCTGTAGACTGGCAGTAGCGCTGCTAATCGCCGCAGCTCTAGCCGACGCTTCGTTAGTAATCGCAGTAGCACGTGTCGTCGCTTCGTTAGTAATCGCGGTAGCACGCGCTGTTGCTTCGGCCGTGTCGGCAGCTGCCCGGGCCGCTGCTTCAGTTGAGATAGCCGTCGCCCGTGCTACTGCTTCCTGGGCGATGCGGTAGTCCACTGACCCAGTAACCGTATCGCTAGCATCAACCAAATCGATGCGCGTAGAAAGCGCGGCCGTTAGTTCGCTCGCGCTGATTGCTCCCGTCAGCTCGTCAAGGAGCAAGTCTACGTTCGGAGCGGTTTCAGCCAGCGTGCCAGCGGAAGCATTAAAGGGCCCGGGTACACCGGAAGTCGAAACGTGGCGAATCCAATAGTAGTAGCTCTGACTTTCCCCCGTGGCGTCCACATATGCTAAGCCGGAAGACACACCAATAAGCTGCGCATCACCAAGGACGTCACTGTCATGGCGCCAGATCTCAGTCAGACTGTGATTACCGTAGCGGGGATAGTCCCAGTACAGCTGAATAAGTGAATAACCGCCCGTCGCGGTAAACCCCGTAGGCCGAGGCGGAATCGCTTGATCAGCGTCAGGGTTAAAGAAGTCTAAATCTGTGGGGCGATTCGGATTGTAGGGCCGAGTACGTAGTTCCTCGGCTAGCCCAGACTCAATCAGCTCCCTCAGAGTTATTGCCCGGTCACGCGGGTCCCCCCGGCGGCCAAGACGTACCTCCAATGCCTCAGAGATGCTTTCAAGATAGGCCCGAAGCGCCGGGGAAACGTCCGACGGCGGCTTAGGAATCCCAGGAATAGTGGTGGGCGTTGGAGTACGTGGGTTGCTCATGTGGCCGAAATCTCCTCCATGCTCTGGGCAAGGCAAACCTCGTCGATTTCCACCGCCCCAGACACCTCAACCTCCCACTCCTGGGCGATAACGGGGGGCAGCCGCATGATCGGTTCCCGCAGCGTACCGGTGCTTGCACCTGCTGGAGCGGTAACCGTTTGAGTGTATACGTTTGCCGCATACGACAAACTGTAGTTCGCAATCAGCGTACCGTCGCCCCAAACTTTCACCGTAACTGGGTAAGCCTGGGCGTGTACGGACACCCAACCCATGCTAACGGGCTTAGGCGTAACGTACTTTTTGGACTTCCAAGTCAGCGTTCGGTTGGTGCTACTGCCTCGGTACTCTTTGATTTTGTCCGCAACCACCAGATACAGCTTACCGTCCTTCGGGTTCGAGTAACCTCCGTTGACTTGTCCTGCCGTGGTGAGGCGAGAAATAGCAGTTTCAGCCCCACGAGGGTCATAGACAAAGCCAAGGTGGTCAGAACCATCAGTCCAAAAAGCCACGTAAGTATTTTCATGCCTGAATGCTCTGAGACCAGTGGGGTTAAAATCAGCGTTCCACTGCTTAGCGGAAATAAGGCCCTGAGTAACAACTTCCCCCTGCCCACCAGTAACGGCCACGAGCCCATCAGGCCCTGCGTAGAGCAGATAGCTGCCCATATCGACGACGGATCGTGCATTGACGCAAGCCTGAGCAATGTCCATTTGCACAGCAGTCATGGCGCTCGGGTCAGTGCCGGTAACAAAGTACGGTCGTCCGTCGGTCAGCGCTACGATACCGTTGCTCACGCTTCCGATAGCAACGATGTCTTCTTCCAGCGTAATCCGGTAGTCGATGGGCCAAGCATGAGGCAGGAACGGCTCACTCAGGCATAAGCGATTGCCAGAGAACCCAGCGAACACACCGTTAGCTACGGCGGTCAGGCCCTGCATAGGCCCATCTGGGTACAAAGACACGTTGTCGTCCGGCGGACCGATCCACGATTCACTCGGCAGCACTTCTCCGAGGCCTGCAGAAGGCGTGGTGTCGTCGTAGGAAGTGGTCGTAAACGCTACTTCTGCCAGGAACTGGAACGTGGTGTTAGTCGAACCGGTGTTTGACCGGTAGATCCGTTTGAGCGCGCCGGTCCCAAAGTTGTAGTTGCCAGACGGATGGTCCCCAGACGGCATGCTGACGGTCACAGTCTCCGTGTCCGTGCGCTCAACCGCCGTACAAGCGGGGCTAGGAGGGCCTTCCTCCCCAAAAGCCGTCACGAACGTGTACACATAGGACACATCATCGGGCGTTTGGGTGTCGTCAGCCGTGCCGGTCTTAGAGATCGAAGGCGCGTTAGCTGGGGCGGGAACACCCAGACGAAAGCTGTTAGCCGGGTACCCGGTGCTGCCTGCAATCATGGACGTAATCGTGCCCATGCGCGGGTAGTCCTGCCCCGTCCAGTACAGGCGCTCGTTAGTGTCGTCGGGAATCGGCCCAGCTACGGCCTTTACGTCTTCGTCGTCCCACTCCAACCAGTTCGTGTCGCGGTAGTAGTAGATGCTGCGAACAGCACCACTCTGCAGCGTGAACTCGTCTACATCATCGGTAGTAGGAGCAAGGCGCCCTGATTCAAAATCGATGTTTACAGCGGTCTGAGCAAAGTCGTCAGCTAGGAGGCGGGGGGCGACACCGGGGGCAATGCCGTTGAAACGGGTCCGCTTGAAGTAGGCCATTGGTACCTCACTTTAGTAGCAAGGTGACAATCAGCCCGGCCATGCTACATATGATGGTAAACCCGATCATAAACATATGTCGGGACATCGTGTCTAAGCGACCGTCAATGCGCTCTAAGCGATTAAAGATCGTCTTAGAGCGCTCTTCGCACATGGCTTCATGAGCGGTTAGGCGGTTGATGGCTTCCCAATAGCGGGAATCATCTGATGGATAGTTACTGGATGACATGGCCTTCAAGGGGTTCTTGGGGTTGGTCACCTGGCTCATCAACTTCCACCTTGCTCTTAATCATACCGGCTAGGTTAGTCGCCGAAAGCTCGTGAATTACGGCCTGACGGCGGGCGGCAATCATCATGTCCTGAGCTTGGGCATGCAGTGACAGTAACTCTTTGACTTCATTAGACAAATCCTCAAGAGGGTAAGTCTTATCGCCAATAGTCACAGTCTGCGGCTGCTGATCGTTCATGCTAACTCCTTTAGTATGGAACTGCTCCACGGACCATTATATTAGCTACGGTGTAGTACGCAAGGAGCTAATTTAAGTCAACAGATACCACGCTATGCCAGCGGGGATACCAAGACCAAGCACAATAATACCCGCCGCAGTGGTCCAAAATTTGATCTCAGCCTGCTGCTCTAGCTGCTTATGGACCGTGGCTTCTCGTTCGGCTTTAATCTTGCGCCGCATAGCCACCATCTCGTTCCAGCCGTCTTTACCGTAAGAGTAGAGAACCATCTCGCGGATCTGCTTCTCCTGAGCTTCAAGCTTCTTTTTGTGTGCGAACATCTCCATGGCCTCTTGTTCGACGGAGGACTTATGGAGGATGCGCCGGAATAAAGGAGGGTTCTCGGCCTGCTTCTTAGCGAAGTTGAAATCGCTGACAGCGCCGTACCACTTACCCAGTTGGCCAAATACGTCCTCAACTTCCCGGCCCGCGCCGACAAGTTTCTGGACAGTCTTAAAGGCGGTAGTCGCAGCGGTTACTGCGGTGATGGGATCTATCATGCCAGTCATCCTTCATGACTGGCCTCTTCCTAAGGGGGTTAAAGGTAGCGGTAACGGATTAGCGCTAGGTTAGGATCATCTTCTACGGAACCTACTGTTACTTCGTAGTAGGCCGCTGCGTTTGGCTTGTTAAGATGATAGTCCATGATACTGCTGTCGTTTAGGCATGAGATTTTGTACCCCACCACCCCCCAATGCTCCCGGAAATAGTCCCGGCAAAGCTCAATGTAGGGCTGGCTGTATAGCCAGGACTTGGACCCTTCGGCATCGGGACCGTAGATCGCCATGACCCAGGTTATGTATCCCTCGTCAAAAGCATCAATCGAGCCAACAGCGATATGGATCGCAACGCCATCTTTGCGCCAGAGCACGCCCTTGGTTTGCGGCGTGTCGATAATCTCCTGAAACTTCGCTCGAACAGCCTCTCGCTTTTCCTCCTCCGAAGCCGGGCTCCCGAGGAATGCCCAGTCAAAGGTGCCGCCCTCCATGTACGGAAGGCTCGCGGAGAAAAGCGCGTCAAACTCCGCGCCAGCGACAGAGGTTATCTCCTCGATAGTAATCATGCTGCCCGGGACACCTCGTAATAGTCGAAGCGGGCGCTCTTCAGGTAGGTCGTGTAGAAGAGCGTGTGCCTCGTATAGGTAAAACTCCCAACCGTTAGCGTGGTCGCTGAACTGCTAAACCCAGAAGTGATCTGGGTTCCGTTCCAGTACAGACGGTTGGTGTAATCAGGAGCCACCAGCCAGTAAAAGGTCGGCGACGAAGTTGTTCCACGGATACGCTGCGTTCCGTAAAAGTCCCCGATGCTAATAGCCCCGGATTCAGGAACACCTGCGTCCCGACCGTAATACTCAGACAGGCTGATCGGGTTGCTCCCGGTGAACTCAGTCTGTATGTCTGAGAGGCTAATGGCCCCTGACGTTTGTAGCGCCATTACTCAGCCGGTGCCGAGATCACGCCAGCAGCAATCTTCTGCTCAACACCGCGAGCCACTTCGCTAATACGCACCAGAGTGGCATCGGCGTCGTAGTTGCCTTCGGCATCGAAGCAGACGTTCACCTCGCGCTGATGGGTGATGGTCCCGTCAGTGAAGGTGACGCTGATCGAGCGGGTCGGCATCTCCTGAGAGGTTGCCTCTTCGCCTTCAGCAGCGGGCATTTCGACAGTACGAAAGCCGGTGTATTCCTCGTTGAGGGTGTAGGTAACAGCCATTTTATTTCTCCTTCAGTTGGGCTTTGAGGTCATCGACCTCGGCTTTGAGTTCGCGGATACTTTCAAGGAGAAGCGCGGTGATGGCGTTGTAGTCCAGCGCTAGAACCCCGCCATCTGCTTCTTTAACGCTCTCAGGCAAGACGGCAGCGCACTCTTGAGCTATCAATCCTGCGTATCGAGTCTCGGTGTCTTTCTGATCGTTTCGTGTATAGGTGTTCCCGCTAAGCTTCTGCACTTTGCTCAGGGCGTCCGTAATAGGTCGGAGGTCCTCTTTAAGCCTGCGGTCGGAGTAGGCAGTGATGTTGCCTCCGGCGGTTATGCTAGAGGCGACTGTCAAAATCCCGCCGGTAGTGAGGGACATTGCCCCGGCGCTCTTCGCCTGCCCGCTGTAGCCCCACCAGAATCCACGGTCAGAATCGTTGTTCATGCAGAACGTCATGGCATAGTCGTTCAGCCCGCCATAGGTGACACCTGACTGCATTCCTATACCGTAGGTAGTTCCGCTCCAAACTGAGAACTTAACCTCGGCGTTAGCGCCGGGAGTCCGAACCGTGTTGAAGGTTGGATTTGACGTAGTGCCTAGGTGTTGACCGTCACAAGTATCAGCATCAAGCCCCGAGCCAGAGCCGTCGTTACCTGTATTCCAGTAGTAGACCCAGCTAGACCAGTTCCCACCAGTAACGTTTCTCTGCGCGAGTTTGTTAGCGTTATCTTCCCAGCCCCACGCGATCTGAGTTCCCCAGTAGTTGGTGCTGTTGCTGTGACGATAGTTATCTGTAAACCACCAAGTCCCACCAGGGCTGTTGGTGATGTTTGCATCATCCCCCTGATGGCGCACGCCTCCCGCAGGAGTGTTATTAAAGTCTGTGTTGTAGTTGCCAGAAGAGCCTGATCGAGTGATGAAGTTGCTGCCGTTCAGGGCGGTGGCTGTACCGCCATTTGCGGGCGCAGAGCCTGCTGTATTTGCGTAATTTACAGACAGGGCTGAAGGCTGTTGACCATCAAGCAGGTCCGCATCCAACCCTGAGCCAGAGCCGTCGTTGCCGCTGTTCCAAGTTTTATATAACGAAACCGGAACCGAGTTTTCTGTTGCTCCGTCAATCGTTATAGTCCAAGGGTCGTATGTATCACTTAAGCTGGTTTGGTAGCCCAGCGTCATATTATGAACGCGAACGCCTGTATAGGAACCGTTGGCTATGCTTATATACGCCCTGCCGTTTGCATCTCTACCTACTACAATGTCTGGAGTACCTGTACCGCTATAAACGCAGGTAGGTGAGTGCCATTGATTCGTTGTGGGATACATATACCCACCAACTACATATGTGTGTACCGTATAGCTACTGTAAACTGAAACAGTGACTTGAAACATATGAGCGCTATTTGTATTAAATGGCGCTGTGCACCTAATCCTGCCCGAAGCCCCCGCTGTAGTACCGTATGTTGCTAGTGTTGCTCCAAATTTTGTGTGGTCTTTACCATCCAGCAGGTCCGCATCAAGCCCCGAACCGGAGCCGTCGTTAAGAGCATGCCAGTACGAGCTTCCCTGGTAAAAAGCTTGCCCCGTGCCGTTGATTCGGAACTTTTCCCCGCCGTTTCCTAGCAATCGGAATCCGTAGGTCGCTGACGATCCAACGCGCAGGTCGATGCCGTACTCATAGGCACTCGAGTTGTATTTATTGACTATCAAACCCCAGTCGTTGTTATTTGTCGCTGTGACGTACAGGGTTCCGTCGTTGGTGCCTTGGGCGGCTCCTCCATTTATGTTTAGCGGGGCATTGAAGGTCTGCTGGTTCGTCTTATCAGCGAAGAACGAGGACTGATTACCGTCGAGCGTGTCAGCATCTAAGCCCGAGCCAGAGCCATCAGTCGAGCTAGTCCAAACGGTATCCCAACCGCGGGTTGTGTAGTCGGTAGTGTTGCTGAACTTTCTGTAATAAATACGCCCATTAGAGCTAAACCCTAGCTGAGAGTTATAGTTTCCTGGGTGCCTGTTGACGGTAATTATTGAATTTGAGTTATCTGATGCTGCAAAAAGCCCCGCAACGCTTGAGCTGATCTGCCCGGTATACAAGAGCTGATGACTTCCAGGGTGGGAGCCAATATCTCCTCCGTCAGACAAACCCGAAGCCCTATTTACCGTAAGCTGGGAAGGCTGCAAGCCATCAAGCGTGTCCGCATCAAGACCAGAGCCAGAGCCGTCGTTGGCTGAGTGCCAAGCCGTCCCAGAGCCAATGTATAGAGTGTTCGCAATGCGGACGTTACTGTCACCGTCAGCAATCGACATGACCTGAGCCGCGCCTGCCCGTCCGGGCGCGTCGTTGTAAAAGCGAGTGCCGTTGTAGCCGTAGTAACCACCGATCTTTATTCCGGTGTGGAAACCGATGACCAAATCAGGGAACGGATTAGACCAAGCACCACCCTCTTGATAAAGCCCGTAGCTGACGACCCCGTTACCAGAGTTACCACCTTCTCCACTGAATCGTAATACCCCGATTCGGCGATCTTCGCCGTCTTTCCAGAAAGAGGTGTGCTGGTAGCCGTCTAACAGATCAGCGTCTAATCCCGAACCGGAGCCGTCAGAGCCGCTGTGCCAGATTTCGTCCCAACCGGTCCAAGTGCCCCCATTGTTAGTTCTTGCGTACATCCGGTTGTCATAGGTGTTGAAGCCCAACTGGCTTGCGTAGTTGTTGTTGTCGGAGTACAGCTTAAGGTGAATGAGGCTCGACCAGTTCGCTGCGCTAGCCCAGCGATTTGATGCGGCATCGTCGGAGTAGAACCCGCTCTTATCAATTGAGTTCCAGTTAGTGAAGGTGTACTGGTTAGTCCCGCTAGGGTTGCTCCCATAAATAATGTTTGCCGACTGGATGCCGTCAACTGTATCTGCATCAAGACCTGAGCCGGAACCGTCGTTGGCAGAGTGCCAGATAGGCGAGGTATTCCAGAGGAGAGTACCGCTGGTATTCATCTCAAGGTACTTACCGACTATCCCTGAGATATGGAACGCGATGCCTGTAGAAGTGCTGTCGTAAGACTCAGTGAATAGGGCAGCGGTAGTGTAGTCCCCTGCGGTCTGGCTCTTGCGGAAATACTGGGTAGCGCCGTTAAAAGTTATGCTGCCAGTAGCTGTATCCCCGGCGTCAGAGCGTAGAAACTGAGAGCTGTCAATTCCGTCAACGGTGTCCGCATCCAGACCTGAGCCTGAGCCGTCGTTAGCCTCATTCCATATCTTGTAGTTACCAAAATACGGAGTGGTTTTAGTGTCTGTAAAATCAGAGATATCTGAAGAGGAAGGCGAAGTGTATACAAGCGTTGCGTGCCCGGTGCCGGAGGCAGGCGTAGCCGTTGTGTAACTATGCCCTGACATGATCGCGTAAACACGAAGCGACTTGTAGTAAGCAACGTCAATGTACACGTCGTAATAGTAAGTAGGCTGCCCGGAGTAGTTCCATCCAGTGGCAGTCGCTCCCGTTACTACTGCTTTGTAACGATTATGATCGTTTCCACCAATGTCCTTGAGTTGTAGATTGACGGCGCCATTCGGGTCTCCTCCGCCAATGTAGTCTCCCCAAAGATGGTACTCAGCGTAACTAGACTCAAAGCTCTCCTCTACGATCTTTATCCGTATGTTCTGCCAGTCACCCGCCCAATGAGCCGGCGTTCCGTAGAGTCGCATAATGTGAAAGCGTTTAGCTTGAGCACCGCTTGCAGCTATCCCCGACCAAACCTTCGTAGAAGTGGCGTGCATCAACTCGTTGTAGTGATAGCCATCAACCGTATCTGCATCAAGACCAGAGCCCGAACCATCGTTCCCAGAGTGCCAGATAGTGTTGCCTTTGTAGTACGGCGCAGTCGGATTTACTTGGAAAAGCAGTTCGTTGACGGTTCCGTTCGTTTTGTAGAACCGAAAGTCTCCGCCATACTCAACGAGAGAAGTAACGTCTGTCGTCGTAACGTCAGCAGCCGCGTTGTTTGGGTGCCCCCTCAGGATCAGCCCGTGATAGTTGTCCACATAGGAAACGCGCCCAAAACCAGCCCCCTGGTTAAAGCGAAGGGTCCCGGACATGGTGCCGCCGGACAGCGGCAGATAGCTTGCTAGAGAGGATGCAGAGGCATAGTAGGACCCGTGCTGACCGTCGAGCAGGTCGGCGTCGAGACCCGATCCCGAACCGTCGTTACCTGCGTGCCAGATGTCGGTGCTCGCGCTCATCGACACAGCGTTTCCGGGGGTAGCCCCGGTGTGGCTGAAAATCTTTGGGGAAGAGGTTTGAAAATCAATAGCGCTCCCGGAGGCGGCGGTCGCTATCCAGCCATTGTTGTAGTAAGCCCCCTTCCCGATGATCGCGTTGTCGCTTGTAAGATAGAGCCCCCCTGCGTAGTTCCCTACTCGCATTGCCGTTTGATAACCCGACGGAGAGGGCTTGTTAAAGATGTATATCGCAGCAGGGCTCGCTTCGTCCGCCGCATCGCTCCTTAAGAAAGACGCGGCATGCAGTCCGTCTACCGTGTCTGCGTCAGAGGGATACGGAGGCGGATTCCCTGCGCTGTAGTAGTAGGACCCATGCTGACCATCAAGAGTGTCTGCATCAAGACCGGAAGTCGCCCCATCCACCGTGATCAGCTTCGCCAGGACATCCGCTGCCGTGTAGGACGAGACTGCGAGCTTGGAATCAAGCGCCGCCTGGAGCCCGTCCACGTTGGAGATAACGTGGTTGTGGCTGTCGTCCGCAATGACAATCGCGTTGTAGGTGCCAGAGACATCACCGCCAAAGGTCGTGCTGGTGGTGAGGGCGGTGGAGGCGTCTTGCTTCAGGCCAATCTGGTTTGAGACCGTGGTGGCAAAGTTCGGGTCATCGCCTAAAGCTGCTGCAAGCTCGTTGAGCGTGTCCAGCGTTGCCGGGGCGGCATCAACAAGATTAGATACTGCCGTATCCACATAGGTAGTGGTGGCGTAGCCTTGGGAAGCATGGTTACCCCACCCATACGCCGTGTCCCAGTTGGTTACCTGCGTAGCGGTAATCCCGGAAGCGGCTGACCCTGTCCAGGTGGCGCTAGCCAGCTTAGAGTCCAATTCAGCCTGCAGGCCATCCACGTTTGAGATCACATGGTTGTGGGAGTCATCCGCCACCACGATAGCGTTGTAGGTGCCGGAAACGTCGCCCCCGAAGGTAGTGCTGGTGGTGAGGGCGGTGGCCGCAAGCTGGTACCCGGCGGAAGCGTGATCGCCCCAGCCGTAAGCCGTGTCCCAGTTGGTAATGTTAGTTGCGGAGATACCGGCAGCAGCGGATGCGGAGAATACGGGATCTGTCTCGGTGAAAGACGTTAGATAGCCAGCGGAAGCGTGATCGCCCCAGCCGTAAGCGGTGTCCCAGTTAGCATTGTTGTAGTGGGACAGGTTAGAGACGCTCGTGCTCAGCGACGCAGTCACTGCTTGATTAGAAGCGTTACCGAGGAAGATGTTACCGTTATTCAGGTTCGGGGTAGCGTTTGCACGCCCTGCGCCCATTACCTCGCCACCGCCATTGGTGGAATCTACGCGAGTGACGGTTCCCAGGTTCTGGATCAGGTTCCCCTCACCAGTAGGCGCAACGTTCGTGTAACCGCCGCCGACAGCAACGTAGATCGTGTCGCCCTCAGAGAAAGAACTGGTATCGACCCCAGAAATACGGCCCATGAGCAGGCCACGGCCTTCGGCTTGATCAGCCAAAGTCTCAAGGAGGACAAAGTGCGCGGGCATAACAGAAGCGTTTGACGCGTCCGCTGCGACAACCTCAAAAGTCGCAGCGCCAGAGGTACCTGTCTGATGAACCGGGGTACCCTTCGCAAGGGAACCGCCAGACACGTTCTTGACGGTGACTTCAACGGTCTCTGCACGAACGTCCGTCAGATCAGAGCCGTCGCCGTCGGTTAGAAGCAGGCTGGGCTTATTTAGGATGTCGCCCCAGTCAGTAACGCTGGCTTCGTCAGAAACGTCGTTTAGTAGAATAGCCGAAAGGCGCAGTTCTACCTTGGTCCCAGCAGCAAAGGACGACGCAGTCGTCCCATCCTGCGCACGGGTCACGGTCACTTCATTAGTGCCCGCGTTGATGGCGGTTACTTTTACGATCTCAATCGTCGGTGAGTTCGTATCCGTGTCAAACGTGAGATAGGTGTAATCCCCCGCCCCTAAGGTCGGGAGACCACTTACGCTCAGCAGTTCAATTACGGTATCAGACGAGCTGATCGACGACACCAAGGCCGTAGAAAAGTTATTGCTAAATTTAACCGCCATGCTTTAGACCCTAATCAGCGTTTATTAGGATACGGTGATAACCCACGTAATGGTCATCGAATCCGAAGCCCCTTTGTTTATTACAGAAAAGGTCGTACGGCACAGCATGTCACCGCTGGAAGCAGCGTTAAACAGGCCAGCTTCCGTAAGAGCGCCCGTACCTTCACCGGGGTCAAAGGTAGCGACATAGGTGACCGTGTTGCCAGATACCGTGGTGGACACGAGCAGCTGTCGGTCAAGTTCGGAACCGAGCGCCGTGTCGCCAGCAGCGGGAGAGGTAGAGCTGCTACCGACGGCCATGTGGCTCATGGCGTTCTTGGAGGTGTCGTACATGCGGCTAGCGACGTAGTTCTTGCCGCTGGTCACCACAAGGTTAGGTACTTCTTTTACAAGTGCGCCGTTGAGAGCAATCTCCAGGCGACCAGTCATGACAAGATCTTCAGCAAACATGATGGTGCTCCCTAGTTATTAAACTGAGCCGAATTAAAGGGGCTCGCGTTTAGAGTCGAAGAAGTCCCACTGCGCTTGGCGTAGCTTAGCTCTTCGGCTACGAAGACAGAGTCTGTCTCCCCTTTACCTACCAGTAAGGTAGAAGTATCTCCTAACGTTGCGCCGTCTGCGAAGTCTTTTGACAGCGCAAAGGCTTGTGTTTCCTGAAGCCCGACAAGGTTGCCCTTGTTGAGGTGAGCTTCTTTGGTAAAGGAGTCTACTTCGGCCTGATCGTCTAAGACGAACGCATCTGCAAAAGTACGGTTAAACTCCGCTACCCTACTGAACGCCTCCGAGATAGTAATATCTTCACTTTGAGGCTTATTACTACTAATAGCCGCACTTTCGCTAACGGCTATAAGTTCAGAGTCTACTTTATCAAAAGTTACGGTATTAGTATCTGTTAAGGTCGGTGCTTCGTCAAAAGAGCGGGTAAAGCTTACTACCTTGGCGAATACATCAGATACGCTGTAATCATTAGCAAACGGCTTGGATAAGCTGTTAGCAAGAGCTTCGGAAACAGAGAGCAGCTCATCTAGCGGCTTCGACAGTTCTACGGATCGCGTTTCGTTAATGTAGATCCGATTGAACTCGTTCTTACCGTAGGTAATGAAGCTGTCGTCCAACGTGACAGACAGCCCGTCGCTGAAGCTCCGTAGGATCTCAAGCAGGATAAACGCTTCGTCTGTTAGGGCCGGAGCGTCCGCGAGACCTTTATCAACGTTTGTGCTGAGAGTATCTGCGAAGGCGAAGTTGTTGCTGTCAAGCCGCTTGCCGACGTCAGTCGACGCCGCGTCAGTGAACGATACGAAATTAGCGGTCGGGTCGCGTAGGTAGAGGTTCTTCGTATCAGGGTCGAGCACCACATCCCGCATAAACGGACGTAGATAGTTCGTCAGCGTGACTAGGTCACGGTAGTCAGTGCTCGTTTGGATCAGCTGATAGGACGGGACCGCAGCGTAGCTGGGCTTACTTATCGTGACCTGCGCCTTTGTAAACTGAGGCGAGACAATTCGCAGGTTCGGCCTGCCTACGACCGCCTGGAGAGCTAGCCCCCGTTCAACGAATAGGCGAGTAGCCACTAATCAAAGTCGCTCCGGACCTTCAATTTAATAAGGTCGTTGACGGTCTGAATACCACCACTAGCGAAGGTGATCTCAAGCTCCGCTTCAAAGGTGCCGGCCGTATCAAGAGTTCCCTCTGGGAAGTCCGTGATCACCTTACCGGCCGTGGGATCGCTGATCGTGCAGGTGAGCGTGGACTTGACCGTGGTGCTGCCCAGCGCACGAATACGCAGCTTGGCTGCAGCCCCCGTCAGATCCACCGGTGCCCAGGTGGCGTCGTCGTTCGGGTCGAGCACCCGGCCAGAGGCCGCCGTATTGCTGTCCTTCAAGGTGAAGGTCAGTTCGGGAAGAGTGTCCCCGGTAACGAGGTTAAGGGTATCGGAGTACGCCATGGTTTATACCTCTTCCCGCCAGTCGCGGCCTTCCCAAAGAGCCGCTTCTGCCGCTCTGCGTTTTACCAGTCCAGGCAGCTCTTTACCGCCTGCCTTCGTCCAGCGCTTAATCTGAGTAGGTACGTCGCTAAGCGGCCCGTAATTAACGCGATTAAGAAGGGTAGACTCCTTCAAGTTACCCGGACCTAAATTGTAAACCCACGCTACAAGCGCGTCGAACTGATTCTGCTTGAGGTCGATCTCGGTGGCTTCGCGGACATAGCCTTCGAACTCTTCCAGATCTTCGATTAACAAAGCTTCGGCGGCTTCTTGGTCGATGGCATCGCCTTCTTTGACCCCGAGCGTATGCCCGTAGCCGATGGTCCAGACGCCTGCCGGGCATAAATAAGCCTCAAGCTCGCACCCTTCGAAGTGCTTAATCAGTGCTACGCCTTCTTCGCTCGTTTTCATATCAGTCCTGCCGTTGGCTGCTGCCGAAATAAAAGGCAATAACCGTGCTAAAAGATCCCGTAATGCTACCAAGTATGAGGTTGATAATGGCATCGCTGTTTTGATCCGGCGGAAGAACGGTCACTAGGATAATGTATCCGGCGAACAGGCAGCACAGGGCGATGGCCAGGAAGCGAGCGGTCCAGTCCTTGGAGAAATGCTTACGGGCATCCGCCGTGTCTTGGGTTTGGAGCGCATAGAGGTCTACGTCCAGCTCCTTCATGCGAGCTTCGAAGTCCAGCTCGGCCTTTTTAATCTCCGTCAGTTGCTCCGGGGTCGCTTTCGCCACGGCTTTTTCGATGGCCTGAGGCGTGTTCTCACACCCAAGAACACCCGCGATAGCTGACGCTGCGGCGCCTCCCAAGGGGCCACCGAGCGCCGTACCAAGGCTCGGGGCCACTGCTCCGATTACGTTCTTAATGGCGTCGAAGTTCATGGCGGCTCCTAAAGCTGGTTGTAAATGGGTAGCAGGCGGTCGCGCAGAGTGCGGTCGATACGCCAACCGTTGGACAGGGCCGTATCGATGGTCTCGGCAGTAGGCCCAAGCAGCGGCATGAGGGGGCTCTTATCCCACTCAGCGTTCTGGTGCATCATCGCGCCCATGGTAAGGGGGCCCAGGAAGCCAGAGCGGTCGATCACCTCAAAGGCGTAGGTCGGCCAGTCCATACGGTCCGTACGGAAATAACGGGACTGGGCGTCCACCCCAGGCAGCAGCCACGCTAGACCAAACTTGGCATACTCCCGAAGCTCCATAGCCAGCATCGCGAGCGGCATTGTAGCGACAGCGGTAAGAGCAAAGATAGATAGAGACCCAGTCAGCTTATCCAGCTGGGTGCCTTCTTCACCCTTGCGAGCGCGAGCTTCGCGAGCGATACCACCTAAGATGACCTTACCGTAGGCATAGAAGTAGGACTTCAGCTGCCAAATAATCGCCCAGTGTGGGTCAGAGGCCCACACAGGTCGCTCGGCAGCGTTCGGGCGGAGGATCGACGACTCCACAAAACGCTGGAGCCCCTGCTTCACCTTCTTACCCTCGGGCGTAGAGAACTTCCTGCCACCGTCCATCCACACCATGACATCTTCTTTCGTCAGCCCCAGCTCTCGCAGGTACCGTTCCGAGCGAGGATTGTCGAACTCGTTACGGGCGTGCTTCGTGATGAACTGCACTCCCATCCCTGCGGCGAACTCGCGGGAGAAACGGGTGAAGAACTCAAGGCCGATAACCTTGAAGAACTTGTCGGACATCTTACGGACCGTCGGGTCCATGTAGTCCTGCTCGGCCTGCGTAACCCACGCATTTGAGACGGTCTCACTAGAGACGACGCCGATGTCTCGCGCGAGCTGTTCGGCTTCTTGGCGATTTCGGATAGTCGCAGCAATCTGCTTGAAGCCGTCTGCCACCGCAGAAAACTCCTTGGACGCGATGACCGGACCGGCCAGCTCAGGTAGGGACGCGATGGTGGCGAAGGGTAAGATCGTGACGAACTGGACGAACTGAGCCCAGCTGTTCACCTTCCGCCATAGCGGGCTAAGAGGATTGGCCTGATAACCAAGGTAGGTGCCAATGATCTCGCGCGCAACGGCCTGATCTTCGGGGCTAAGTTTCGCCAACTCAGCGTCTAGAATGCTTTTCCCGTCAGCGTCTTTCGTTGCCTTGTTGAATTCAACGCGCTTAACAACGGAGCGCATGTAGTTAACAAACGCGTCCTGCGGCTCTTGTAGGAACCCTGCTTGCTGCATCACCTCGCGAGGAATACCGCGCGTAAGCACAATTGACTCTTCAGCACGGGCTGCTGGATCCGTGGGGTCAAAGCTGATAATCGCATTGTCTTCGTTCTGGATAGTGCGACTGTAGCGAGCGAGATCATAAACAGCCTTATTCGCACGCTGCCTAGATATACCAGGCTGGTTAGCCATCAAAAGGTCTACAAACTCTTCTATGCGACCTTCGATTTCAGATAGGTTAAGAGCGACCGGGAAGTAGTCGTCTTGGAACCCGATGTCGGAGTTAGACGGCTCTACGTAGTCCGCGTAGAAGGCCTGTAGGAACTCACGGATCTGCTTAGCCTTACCCGTAAGCGTAGCAGTAGCGTCAGAAGTAGCCGCCTGCCTAAACGCCTCTTGGACTTCGGGATCGTCGAACGCCCCGATTTCGTCCTCAAATTTGTTCTGCATTTCACGAATTTTGGTTGCTGCCGCCCCAACCATTCCGAGGCGACCAGCACCGCGCTCGTCTTGAGAGCGGACATAGAACATATCCGCGATCTTTTGTCCGGCGTGCAGACGGAGAACGCCATCAGCCGTACGCACGATCTTCATAAGCGGACGTAGCTTCGGGTTCTTAAGAAGGTCTTGGAACTTCTTGCGCCAGTGTCTAGCTAGCGCTTCGCCCCCTTCTTCGACGATGACCTCGTTTATAGCCTGCGGCATGGCGCGCAACGTAAACAGGTCGGCGTCTACCTGCGACCCGTCACGCTTAGCTGCAACCACAGCGTCGAGGTACGTCTCAAAGTCTTGATCCATGCGGCCGATCCGAGCCCGCATGGTTCTGGACAGCTGCTGGTAGAACCGGCGGAGTTTGTTCGCCAAGCCCTTAAAGTGCCGGTCGACAGCGTTTTTAGCCTGACGCCGTAGATACTGACGGCTTGCCCAGCGCGCAGTCTGATCGGCGTACCACTCTTCGAAGCCTTGGTCGAACCCGTACTTCTGTACCAGTGCGTCGAAGGTCTGATGCTTACGGAACGCCTGCTCCAGACGGCTACGAATCGCAGGGTTAGTGAGAGCGTTGTTCTGCTCCTCTTTGAACAGAGAGTGGCCCAACTCATGTGCGAGCACAAACATCGTACGGACCGGGTTGCGCCGGCCCTGAGAACCGTCTTTGACGATTACAATCTTCTGCCCTTTCACAAAGATGTGGCGGCCGCCCTTCGTAGGCGCGAATTTCAGCGCTTGGATGGACTGTGCTACAGCGCTGCGTATCTGTGCATCAGGGAAAAGGATATCCAGCTCAGCGTCAGTCATCTCCGCCAAGGCTTCGAAGGACAGGACCTGTGGCTCGACCTCTAGCTTCAGGGCATCTAACAGCTCTTGATAAGCTGCTGCGAAATCAAAGTCCTGATTGAGCGCAGGGTCGAGCACCTTTAAACGGGCCCGCTGTGCAAGGCGCTCTCGCTGCTGCTCAACGGTGGCTCTGGGTGCCGCCGCCGTGGTCTCAGGAGCGGGCGGAGTCTCCTGAATATTCATAGGAGTTAGCGGAAGATCACCGGTGGTTTGCTCCGCCATGGCGGCCATTTCGCCGCCAGTATCAGCAAGCGCCGTGTCTTCTTGGTCAAAACGCGCGCCTGGGTCGGCTGCGCGAAGCTTACTAACCAAATTTTTGAAGTATCGGTCAGACGAGGTTATAGCCGAGCGGTTTAAATACGGGCGGCTAGACCATAGATCGGTCTGTCTGGCGTACCACTCTTTTAGGCCGCCATCAAAACCGTACCTTCTCACCAGCGCATCGAACGAAGAGTGCCTGCGGAATGCCTGCTCTAGCTGATTCCGAATACGCGGGTCTTCTAAAGCAGCGGCCTGCTCTTCCGCGATTAATGCCTGCTGGCGAGGTGCCGCAGTATCGCGGGTGAGATTAAGCACCTGATTCAGAGGGATGCTTTGCCCTTCGATAAAGGCGGCAGTGACGTTGGAGTTACGAAGGCGAGCGTAGTTCTGCTGGTCAAGGAGCGACTGCCCATCGACGCGCACGTCGTAGCCTTCTGCGGCCAGATCACCAAGAATCTCAAACAGTCCTGCTTGAGCAGACTCAAGGCGATTCTGCCCCTCAAAGCGCCCGGTCTGCCGACCTTCCACAAGTCGCTGCCCCGCGCGAACCAAGTCGACAAGGTTCACGGCGCGAACTTTGCCTTCCGGATCAGTGATTGCAACCCGTGAGTTACGGGCGAAGTTGCTCCGCGCCGCTTTTTGAATAGACCGGCGGATGAACTCTGGCAGCGGCAGCGATAGCTCTTGTCCACCATCACGCATGCGGAAGAGTTCGTCGAAGTCCTGACGGACAACTTGATAGCCCTGCTCAGTCGGCTCGACAGTTACAACGCTGTTCGGGTTCTCGCGTTGGATTCGGGCGGCTTCTTTTAGAGTGGCTTCGGTAATGCTGCCAAAAGCAGGATCGCCCCAATCAACATCCCCGAACACACTAACGTAATCAGCACGCGCTTCTTCGGTGTTGGGGAAGACTTCGTTGGGGTCACGCTTGCGCCCCCGGTTAGCAACCACAGTGCGTTCGGGTTCAGTTTCCTGTACTCCCACTTGACCGAGCAGTTCATCCAGCTGGCTGAAGGGGCGCTGTCGCCCAAACTCATCGCCGTTGTCATCAACTTCCATGTCACGGATGTCGGGGCCGGCCTCTCGGCCAGCTCTTTGAGCACGTTCTTCAAGCGCCTTTTCTACCGTAGTCTGGCGGATAGAGCCGCCGTCTGGCATGAGCCCAGACGCAGTGTTGAACGCTGCTGCCAGGCCATCTTGGGTCGTCACCTCTTCTGATACCACCCCTCCTTGGCTGTCGAACACCTGTACCACGGTGTCGCCAGGAGAAACAGTATTCTTGGCAGCGCTATAGCCAAGGGCAGTTGCGAGCGACGCGTCGCTTGCTTGGTCAGCAACGACCTGCTCGACCTGCTGACGATTCGTGGAAACAATCGTCCCACGGCCAGGGATAAACGCAGCATAGGCTAGGTTACCGTCAACAGCGATCTCAGTAGCTTTACGTTCGCGCGCTCTAAACTGCGGAGTGTTACCTGCCACCCAGACAGAGTTCTTGGTGCTGCTGGGGTCAAGCATCGCACGTAGCTGAGCGTTAATGTCGGCCTGCGATTCCGGCGTAGTATTGCCGGACATAACGTTGCCAAACTGCTCTTGGTTGATCTGATCGTCCAGCTGCTGGCTCTGAGCACTGTCTAACAGGCGCCGTGCTTTATCAACTACCGCTGCAGCGGTGTCTATCGGGGCAGAATCGGCGGCAGCAACTACAGCTGAAGCACCCGCCCTACCTGCCGCCCCGAGCGCCCCGCCGCTAAAGAACCCAGCAAATGCAGCTTCACCAAGGCGCATGGCTGCGTCTTGAGCGGTAAACGTGTCGTCCATAGACGCACGGTTAACGATGTTCAGGCCTTCTTGCAGCGTTTCAGTCGAGCCTTCAACGGCGGCAGTTCTACCTGCGCTTCTAGCCAGGTCGGCAGCAAACTCGCCAAAAGTAGTGGCTTCGCCCGCCAGTCTTTCGTTAACCACGTCGCCGAACTGCTTTAGCAGGCTACGAGCAATGACTGATTCAGCTGCGACGCCTATCCCCGCTATAGGTGCGCCTACCATAAACGCGCGGAAAGCTGCGCCCGCGTCTACTTCTTGCCCCGCTTCAATACCCTCGCGTAGCGCTCCAGCCGACGCTGGTACATATTCAGCCCCAAAAGCCCCGGCTAACGCTCCGCGTTTCGCGTAGTCGTAAGTTAATTGAGCTAACTGCTGCTCGCTAGGAGTAGCTACGCCCCTAGCAGTGCGCTCAATAGAGTCTCTTGCAACTCGTTCTGCGGTTTTTTGGGCTACTTTCTTGCCAACAAGCTTGCCGATAAGGCCGCCCACGCCGCCGCCGGCTAAAGAAGTGGCTACTGAGCTAACAGTCTGGCCCGTAAACTTCCCTACTTGGTCTATAAACCCAGTAACGGTCGGTTCTTCGGTAAACTCCCCAAACGATTGCAGCCCAGCGACGGCTGCAGCAGCTGCCTCTTCACCCTGTTGAGCCGTACGGATGTTCTCTTGCGCAGCGGCTTCGTCGCCAGTCGCTAAGTTAAAGAGGGCCTTGAAGTAGTCTATGTCGCTGCCAAGACCTTCTATGCCAGCTGACATCCCTTGAGTAAGGGCCTCGCCAAAGCCAGAAACTGCAGGGGCAGGGACCGGTTCAGCGTTAGCTCTCGGATCTTCCCCAATGGCTTCTGGGTCTACGCCCAGGAACTCCCTGATAGGATCGTAAGCCATTTATAGCCCCTAGGTTTTCTTCTTAGCTTTTTCTTCGTTTCGGCGAACCTGCCGCACAACAGTGTTATAAATAGTGCTATCAAGTTTTTGCAGGTCTGAAGCAAGTAGCCCCTCTTGCAAGCGCTGACCGTTATCATCAGTGTAGTAGAACATATACGGGCGCCCGCCTCTTATCTCCATGGTTACGCGGCTAAGGTCAAAGTCAGACGTAGTCGTACGGTCCGCTACGTCTCCGAAGCGGAAGAACGATGCAAGAGTTTCGTAGAAACCTCCTTCCTCTTCGGCAGCAAGCGCCCCAACCGTAAGGCTGAGGGCTGAATTTAAACCAGCCGAGTACCGATCTTGTTCTTCCTCAGAAGCCGCTTTAGTAGCCTTCATGTTGTACGGGCCCAGCACATCGCGAGCAAACTTCCTAGCTGTTTCAGCGTTAAGGTTGTCTTCGCTACCGTCAGGGCCGAAGTATAGGTCCTGAACTGCGCTCTGAAACTCAGCTGCCTCGTTAGCAGCGGTATCAATTCGAGTCTGAAGCGCTACGTCTTGATCCGTACCGTACTCCCGAACCCGTTGCCGAAGCGTCTGCATTCTTACGCCGAGATCCGCTTCGCTAAGGCGGAAACTTTCAGCGTCTTTGCGGGACATACTGACCGTGCCCGTCTCAAACAGGTTATCGATGGAGGCGGACATGCTCGCCCGTATGGTCGGATCTTTAACGGAGGCGAGCATAACGGCGCGGGCGATAGCGCGGTCTTTGATGTTTAAGCGCTTGAGGTCTTCCGGGGTACGGACGCCTGCCTGCTCTAGAGCTTGCCGTGTGCCGCTTACAAGAGCAGGAGTAACCGCCAGATCACCCGAATCTATCGCCCTTGCCACTTCGTTAGAGCTCATACCTTCGGTTTTCGCTGCAACGCTGTCCGCTTCCTGAGTAGTCTCTGGAGCGGCGAAAGTTAGCGGGGCCCCACGGTCTTCGAAAGAAGACCGCTGGCGGAACTCGTCCCGCTTTCTAGTCGCCTCGGCTAATCGCCGTTGCGCAGGCGCACGCATGCGGGGCTGATTGGAGGCTCGGTCAACAGCTTCTTGGGCTTTAGTTACCTCAGCCTCTAGCTGCGCCATGCGTTGCTCTCTGCGAACGCGGAGTCTCGGGGCAGCGGTAGAGGTGATAGGCTCGGAGGAAGGCTGTGCCCCGCGCGGCGGGAGCCCGATATCCGATGCGATGCGGTCCGCGATATCGGCTCTCTCTTGAGGGGTCTCAGCAGCAGCAAGAGCGTTAAAAGCAGCACGTTGCGCGCTAGGGTCTTCAATGGCGCTCAACAGTTGCCGCTGGTACGACAAATCCTCTAGCCTTCTCCCCGCCGCAATTGCGTCTTCGCGCTCTAAGCCTTTTGCATCCTGCTCGATAATGTTCATTTGCGCACGGAACGCGGGCAAATCGAACTTAGTCTGGTTAGACAAAACGTTCAATTGATACGCAGTTTCCGCTAGCCCAGCAAGCCGCCCTGGCTCAAACTCAACCACTCGCGAGTCAGGCCGACTAGACCCATCCTCGGTAACGGCGCCTAGGGAGTCATCTGCGTTTCGCACAGTGACCGCGTACCCCCCGTTTGGTAAAGGCTGGATGCTCTCGGCAACGGAACCTTTAGGCAAAGCGCCAGACTGGGTAGCTGTCGCAAGCATAAGGTCAATGTGATCCTGGCTGCCGCTTTCGACCCCCGCACGAAGGGCGTCCCTGTTAAATTTAGTCGGGTCGTTTGGGTCAAGGATATTGATAGCTAGATAGCCATCGATAATAGAGTCGTTCGTGGTACGCCTAGCAGTAACCTCCGCCGCTTTGTTAGCCTGCTCCTGCGCAGTATTTGCGAGCTCAGATCCTCGAAGTGTAGCCGCGCGCTGATCAGCGCCTTCGTCATAGGACCTTAGTCGAAAATCGAAATCTCTGTCTGCAAGTTGATACTCTTTTGCGCGCAGGTCCAGGGCCCGGTCTTGCTGAGCTAGAGACCGCTCCTGCTGCTGAAAACGCTGCTGCTCTGCTGAGGCCTGCTGCGCAAGCCGCTGGCGGTCTAGCGCAAGCGCGTCCTGGCGATACTGATTCTCACGCCGTTGCTGCGCGAGAGACTGAACACCTTGAATGCCCGAGAGCAGGCCACCTGCAAAACCACCCATAGCGGTCTCCTAGAATGCAAACGCCATGATCGCCATAGCACCTAGCGATCCGAGCGTGGAGTAAGTCTGGGCCTTGGAAGACGCCTTCGCCTGCGTATACGAGTTTTGCAGGTTACGGAAGTTCTGCGCCGACGCCCCGAGTTGATTCTGAGACGAGCGGTTTACGCCCTGACCAATGTTGATCAAGTCGGACATGAGCTGCGTATTTGCCTCGCGCTGAGCAAGGCGTGCGTCGTTAACCGACTGGATAGCCCCAAGCGTATTTGCGCGCTGAAGGCGCAGGTCCCGCTGCTGCAGCTGCGCCGGGGTTAAGTTCGCGCCGTAGCGGGCGGCGTTGCGACTAGCGACGCCTTGGGTCAGCGCAGCCGCCACCGGCGCGTCCGCACGGGCCTGATCGATGAGGCTCGTATCCGTTTGCGCCTGCTGGATCAGTTGATTTTCAAAGTCCCGGAAGTTCTGGACATAGTCAAGGTACTCGCCGCGAGTGATCGCGGCGTACGCCTGCTCAGGATCAGAGACCGCCGGCAGGTTCGTGCCTGGAGTTACGTAATTAGTCGCGCCAAGCCGGGGTTCAATATCACCAATCGCCATAACTTAGCCCCCGAAGAATCCAGAAAACCCAAGGCGGTTTTTGAAACCGGTAACTTTGTTACCCGCAGTATCAACTGGAGTAAAGAAAGAACCGCGTTCTTTCTGGCCGGTAACGTAGTTCGCCGTGTTGGACTCAGTCCCCATGTTCTCCAGCCCCTGCATCAAGGCTGCACCGGCCACCTGCCCTGCAGCAGAGAACTTAGCCTCTGCTACCTGCTGGTTAGCACGAGCACGCTCAAGAGCAGCAGAGGTGCCAAGACGTGCTGCTTCGGCCATGCCTGTTTGTGCGTCAGCTGCCTGCCCACGAGCGGTACCAAGAACATTGGTGCGCATTTTATTTGTCACATCTTGCGCCCGAATGTTCGCCACGTTGGTCTGCCCCTGGAGCGCCTGCGAAAGATCGCCTCCACCATCGCCGCGGGCGGCAGCTTGATAGCTAGGGCCGGACAGCGCCTGCATAACATCGGCGTTAGCTCGGCCACGAAGGCCGCTGGCTACGTCTTCAGTCATGGACTTGTCGCGCATCTCACGGAGCAGTGGGTCGTATTGCTGCTTGAAGTACTCATACTCCGCCATGGCCACAGACGCGCTGGCCTTATCAGAAGCCGAGGGCTGGTAGTCAGCTTTCTTAGGCTTAGAACTCATTATAGGCGCCTCGAATAAACTATCGTTTCTATGTCCCACCCAGCGCCGGTCAAATGCTCCTGTAACGCTGGTACACCTGATCTCGTTTCAATCTTGGCGAACCCTGCTTCGCTGGCCGCTCTGATAAAGAAATCTTGGTGCTGCTGTACTAAGTTTGTACCCCGCTTTTTGGCCCATGCAAGCCATAAAAAACAGGTTCGTTCTTGTGTAAACGGGTCCGTCTCTCCCGTCATCACTACAAAACCCTCATCGGTTATCCAGAGGATGGCCTCTCTACTGATGCAGGCTTTGTATACGTCCTCCGGTACAAATGTCAGATGTGGGTCTTGCTTCAGTATCTCCTCAACACCTCGTTTTACCCAGGGCCACTCCTCACGGATGTCGCCCATTACGGGTCTAGCCGGACTCCCGTCCGTACCGGTTACGTCGCTTTGCGACTCCGGAGTAGATTCCGCCATATTTCACCATCCTAGATACGTTCGTGTCTGCGTGACGCCCTCGACGTTCTGCCTCAACGATTCCTTCGTTGAACAGAGAGCCGTACACCTGCGCCCCTGCGTAATCCGTCCACTCTTTACTGGGCAGCCGAAGCAGCCGGTACAGCGCCCCGTAAATAATCGTCTCACGATAATCAGACATAAGTTCGTCGTCTGACGACAAGGACGTCTGCGACGGCTTTAGCTGCGCCCGCAAGATGGTGCTGCTGGCGATGGTCTCACCAGGCACCGGCACGAGATGGAACAAGGACTGAGACACCTTTACGTAGTACTCAGGCGTACCTTCGTAACCAGTTTCGCGCCACCGGGGTTTCCGCTGCTCAAGGAGCTGGGTCGTGATCGGCTCAATCTCCCGGCCCTTATGCGTGACCCAGAGGATCTTATGCACAACAGACCCGGCGGGCGGCTCTAGGTCATACTCAAACACGTTGGCAACAGTAGTCACCGGGTCGAGTTCTGCCTGATAAACCGCTGCTTTCTCACACAGCTCGATAGCCGAGGCCCGGATATTGTTCTCGATCATAGTGTCGGAACAACCCGGGACCATCGGGATGATGTCAGGCAGCAAGGCCTCGTAGGGCGTAGCCATAAGTCTTTACCCCGTTGCCATTTGCCGAGGTAGCATACCGGGCACATTGGGGGTGGTTAGCGCATCAACTTGACCCTTACCAGTGATCGACGTAGTGAAGATCTGGAAATGGGAAGCCGCACGCTGGTTGTTACCCGCGTAATCCGCGTCCTTCATGTAAGCCATGTAGAGGACGTAGTTCATCACGGCGTTGGCGTAGATATCAGGGATATCTAGGTTATCGCCCTGGCCCACCGTAGACGGGTTAGCCGAGTAGATGATCTCTAGATATGCATCGCCGGAGATGCCGGGGTACACGTAGAAGTTACGCGGGTTCTGCTCATCGTAGATGTAATGTTTGACGATGTCCGTATGCGCCGCGTCCCCGCTAACAAGAGGGTCATGCCAGTCAGGAGTCTGAGCATCCAGAACCTCCCGCTGTACAAGGCGAACAGAGCGCTTGCCCGTACCTCCGGAAGCCGCCGACATGTTGCGCACGGCGCGAAGCAGGCGATTACCATCGCTAGGGATGTCCTGCTTGGTCCCGGCGGCGAGCGTAATGGTGGTGTTTTTAGCGGAAGCGTCGGGCTTTAGGAGAGCAATCTCACGCTGGGCATCGTTAATCCAGAGCACGAGTTCGCCAACAACCGGCCAGCGGACGCCAGTAGTGTCTTGGAGAGTGGTTTGAACGCGGTCAATCACGCTCTGAACTGAGACTGCCATAATCTACCTCTACGAGTTGAGGAATGCCTCCCAGCCTTTCTCTCGCTCCTCCGTCCGCACTGTGCGCCCGG